TATTAACATTAGTAATATCTACTGCGACTGTATTAATTTCTGATACTGGTTCGTTTAAATCTGAAGCTACAGTATTAACATTAGCTAAAGCAGAGTTTACTGCATTAACACTAGCTATGTTTGAGTTTAAATTTGTAAGTGTTGCTTTATCAGCAGTAGATAGCCAAGTGTTTTCTAAATAGTTTTTAGTTACTGCGTCTTGGGCATTTACTGGGTTAAGTACGTTCTTAATTATTTTTGAATTTGCGTTGTACTTGTTATCTGTATCTAATAATATTGCGTTATCAGCTGTATCAAATGCTTCTTGTGATATGTAGAATAATTGGTTGCTATCTTGGTCTAATATTGCTTCAGTAATTGTAGCACCATCTTGATAATCTACTAATCTTGTAGAACGACTAGAAGACCTAGATATAGAAATACTAGTTCCGTTAGCTGGAGCAGTTGTAAATTGTATTGTTGAACTAGTTGGAAATGTGTAATCAGTCCCAGCAGTTTTAACTACGTTGTCTACTTTTACTACTACGTGAGAAGATGTAATGTAAGGAAACGTAATTGAATACGTAGTCGTACTACCATTCCCAGTATAATTGACTATTGCAAATGACATATTTTATTTGTTATTGTTAATATAATTTTTCACTACCTTGTTGAGGTAGACCAGAGTGATCTATAAATAAATTTAAAATGTTGTTTATTCCATACATATTTTGAAAAGCAAATAAACGAACTACTCTTTTAGCATCTACTTGCGAAAAACTATAATCATCTCTCATTGATCTTAAAAGTGAATGCAAAACACTACCACCACTACTTATTAAATCATATGTTGGGTTTCCATTCCATAAATTTACTTCTAATCCACTACTACGTGTATTAAATCTATATTCAGGAGCTACCGCAGAACTAACTATATCAGCATATGCTGGCATTATAGAAGACCAACCAGTTCTTTGGAATACAGCTAAAGCTAACTTAGTGTAGTCTCCTTCAGTTCCTAATCTCTTTTCTAAATATTCTTGTTTTTGTTCATCACCCATTCCAATACTATTAAAATGAGTTTGACCAAGGAATGCTAATGTTCCAACAAAAGTAGAATAAGCAAACATACTAAATGTTCTAAAATCAGCAAGAGCTATGTTGTGTAATAATTGTTTAGACCAAGCAGTTAATACAAACTGTCTAAATTGACCTAAAGTTTTGCCCCAAGCGTCATCAGAAAAAAATCTTTGAGAATCACCTATAAAATTATATTGAACTGTTCTTTTAACGTGTCTATTTAATTTATTAGCAAAACTTGAAAGTAAATCTTGATCTTTCCAATTTGCAAAATTAAATTGTTTTACTTTAGTGCCCCAAAATGTTTGTTCGGTAGTTACTGTACCATCTGTAAATTCTTTAGCAAAACGTTTTAATTCGTCAGGAGTAAATCCTAATACTTTATACCTAGCTAAATTTACTTTGTTAAAATCAAAATTACTAGCTTTTAATTTAAACATATCGTCAGCAAACTTATCAACAAAAGTTCTAGTTGTTAGTTTTCTTAAAAAAGAATCTACTGGAGTTAAACCAGAAACCCAACTTGTAATTTTTTCAGCTGCGGTAAGTAATTTATTATTTGCAAATCTACTTAAAGCATTAGTAGCTGTATTTTGATCTAAAGTCTCAACTCCGTGTGCTAATCGATATAAATGTTCATCACCATTACCAAAATGAATAACAGCTAATTCTTTAAAAATAACATCTCTAGGTGCACCAGTTCTAAATTCATTTACAATATTTTTAAATTCAGGAATATTTTGAATAAAAGTTTTTATACCACTTGCTGATATTGAAGTACCTAGCTCTGGTAAAGATGCTATACCAGATTGGTTTAAAACTCTTACAAAGTTATATCTTCTTAAATGAGATAAAACTTGCGATGTATAGCTAGATGGGTCTGATTCAGCAGACCTACCCATTAAATTTTCAAATACACTTCTAATAGTTTTAATTTCTTCTTGTGCTCTTCTTTTACCTAGTCCAGAAGTTAAATCATAACTATTTTCAATATCATTAATTAATTTCTTTTGTAAATCGTACCACTCGTCTCTACTTTTTATTCCTAATTTATCTGCTAAAGCAATCCAGCCAGACATTTCTTGGGCATACTCACTATGTAATAAGTCAATATTATTTTCGTATAGCTCGTCTAGTCTAACTTTTTGACCTTTTATAGTTGTTTCAAAATTTTCGTTTAATCTAATTCTTTCTTCTAATCTTCCAGAAGTTATAGTTTTAACTACACTTGCTAACTCAGAAGACATTTTAGAAATTTCATCTGGTCTTAAATGAGGAAACGACTCTTTTAAAAACTCTTCTAATTTAGCTGCATCTTTTGTTTTTAATAAAGCATCTAAATCAAAACCACCAAGTCTAGTTGAATTTCTAATAAAATTAGTAATTGCACTAGCTAACATCATAGACTTTTCTGGTGTTATAAATTCTTCTTCGAGTTTAAGTCTAGATTCTTTAATTTCTTGTTTTAATTTTTTAATTTCTTCTTTAGCTTTTTTAATTTCTTCTTTTCTAAATGAAAGGTCATAAGGTTCACCTTTTTCATTTTTTGAATTTTTCTGACTTTTATTTAATTGTTCGTTAACTTTAATTCTTGCTTCTAGTTTAGATATTTTATCTAATTTCTCGGCTTGGTTAGTTTTATTAATTTCATCAAAATTAGGTTTTTTAACTTTAACTTCTTTTACACCTAGACCAGCTTTAAGTATTTCGTCGTCTTTAGTTAAATTTAAATATGGTTGTCTACTTAATATTGATTTTGAAATTAATTCATTTATACCATCGTGACCTATTTTTTTAGATAACGCCGTATAATTATCAAAAGACATTTTTCTATTTAAATATCCTAAATTTTCAGGAAAATCAGATTCTTTAACTATGCCTTTTTCTATTAACTGTTTTCTAAAATAATTATAACTATCATTATAAAATTTAACTGATTTAGCTATAAAAGGATTTTTTAATAAATCTTTATCGGCTTGATTTAAATTCTTAGGGTCTTGTGCTCTTTTAGCTCTCGCTACTAATTGAAAGAATTTTTGACGAGCAGTAAAATTAACTCTATCTGACAAAGAACCAATTAAACCAGTAAATGTTTTGTCTTTTAAAAATCCCATTAATGCTTCTTCGTTATCTCTAACGTTTTTATAAGCACCAGTTAAAACATTATTTCTAACTAATTCTACTGTATCTGGTTGTGATACAATTCTATCTCGTCTTCTTCCTTCACCTTTATAAACCCAACCAACACCATCTTCTAATGTATTAAAACCAAAAACTCTTGCTAATTGAGATTTACTAGTGCCTAATGCTGTAGATTTAGATATAGGAGCTAGCCATAACAACGGAGCATTTCTTGTTTTTGCAAATAAAAGTTCTTTATCGGCTACTGTTGCTGGGTCTAATATACTAGATGTATCAATTACATCTTTTACTTTAATTGTTGATGTCTTTAAATCACTAAAAAATTCTTGACCTTTAGGAGTAAATTTACCACCAGTTTCTACTACTTCTTGTGCTTGTATGTCTTTAGCTACTCTATGAAATTCTGCTTTTCTAATAGCAGAAATTCCGCCTCCAAGAGTACCACCTATTGCTGACGCAAATAGTACATCATTAAGACCTATACTAGGACTTTCCGCTGCTACTATAGAAGTTAATGCTCCTTGTTCAGCACCTATAATTAATCCAGCTTTAGTAAAACGTTCCATTCTACCAGCTTTTGTTAAAAAAGAACCAGCACCAGTAATTTTATTAACAATACCAACGCCAGAAAGTAAACTTACTGGGTCTAAAAACCAAGAACCAATATCTAAAGCCACTCCTTTCCAACCAAGTTGTTGGAGTTCTCCTCTTTGTTCTTGTTCATATTTAACTCTATCTATTAAAGATAGAAAATGAGGCATAGAGACAGCAGGTATTAAATATTCATAATAAGCTGGGTCTATATTATTTTCATCTAATATTTTTTTAATTTCGTTTGATTTTTCATTAAATGAAAATGTTGGGTCTGGTTCAAACGCAGGAACTCTAAGTGATCTATATATATTAAATGCAATATGATTTAAATTTATAGCTATACCAGCTGCTTCTAGAAGTGATTTTGTTTCTACGTTTTTAGTTTGATATGTTTTAAAAAGAGTATCAATATATAATTCACCATCAGCTATTGCCGTTGGGTCTAATATATTTAATACACTAAGTTTGTTTTTTTTTAAATTAATATCTTGTATATTATCAATAACGTAATTTGCCTCTGCATTTCTTCTAGTTGTAAAATTATCATTAAAGTTTTTTAATTCATCAACTAAACTTGGAACATCATTGTTTAATGCTGCGTCAAAAAATTTAGGTGTTCTTCTTAAATCTCCATATTGATAACCCACAGAAGCAACAGCAGTTTGCACAGCTGGGTCTAATTGTTCAAAATTTATATTTTTTCTTCTAGAATTATATTGTTTTTGAATATTATTTTCGTAATAATTTTTAACAGTATCAGCTATGTCTTGTGCTTGTTCATCTGTAAGTTGTAGCGTAGGTGCAATTTTTTTAGCTTCTTCTCCTTGGATACCTAAATATGGTTCAATAATATTTAAAATATTTGGATCTTTAAAACCAAAGTTTTTAATTGATTCTTTAGTTTGTTGACCTAAATCAAACGCATTTGCTACTGTAGTCCCAGACCTATCACTTCCATCTGGTACGTATCCTGTTGTTTTTATTCCGCCTTCTTTATTAAAAATGAAGTCCCAATTTATATTTGCCATAGATTATTAAGGTGATACTTTTAAAAATTCTTTGTAAGTTTCATTATATTGTTGTAAAACTGCTTCTTTTTTAAATAATTGCATTTGTTTAGTAGCTTTATTAATTTCTTTTTTTCCTTTGTATCTTTTATAAAGTGTATCATAATCAAATTCTAATTGTACTCTATCCCCACCTTTAATATCAATTATAACAGGTTCAAAAATACCTACTTGATTATCTTTAACAAACATAATTTTTCTTGTATCTGGGTTAATCACAAAATCATAATTGCCTTCTCTAAAATTAGTGTCTTCTAAAATTTTAATATTTTCTTTTTGTTTTTCTTTAACAATGTTTCGGAAACCTTTTACTGCACCAGTTTCTTTAAGTTCTTCCGCTGCACTTAATTTAATTGAACCAGATTTCAATAAATTATTTATTTCTTCTTTTAAATATAATTGTGCTTCTTCTTTTAAAGGTTTGTACTCATCTGCTGTTATTCCAAGCATTGTTAATTTACTTTTAGAAATATACTTACCACCTTCATCTAAAAAATAATAGTTTTCTATGTATTTTTTTGTGTTAGCAGCTAATGAAAGACCAGCACTACCATCAGTTGATTTTATATATTGTGCTACACCGTAAACTAAAGATTGATTATGTATAGTTTGTAAATTAACAAATTTACTTCCTAAATCTTTTTTATCTCTTTCATTTAAAGGAGATGTTTTTGAGTTCTGTTCAAAATTACCTATTTTTCTTAGTACTGTGCTAGGGTCTTCCCCGTTTCTGTAGAACATAGTAGCTAGTTGCCATTTGACAGCATCTCTACTATTTTCAGCATTATCAAAATACATAGGTAATGCACCTACGTTATCCAATACCATAGCTAAATCTAAAGCTGCTCTATTATCGGGGGTAACAATAGTACCAACAGGTCTGTTTAATATTTCTTTAATTTGTGGAATTGGTCTTGCTCTGTTTAAAAAAGGAGACAAAGTAGTTGCTGCATTTTGTATGGCTTGACCTTGTGTTTCACCGTTAGATAAATGCTTATTAACTAAATTATCAAATAAAGCCCCACTATATTTTTTGTATTGGTCATCAGGAATTGTAGAAGTAGTACTTGCTTTTAATTGTTCATAAAATTGTAAAGTTTTTAAAGACTCATTTGCTTTAGCAACTATATTTAAAACTTTATCATTAAATTTAGGATTATCTAATACAGCTGGAGTACCATCTTGTCTTGGTTTAATTAACTTATCAACATATAAAGATATATAATCACCACCAGATTTTAAATGAGCTTCTGCTTGATCTATTACTAAAGCATCGAAATCTACTTTACTTAAAATTGGATTTAAATTCTTTTTAATATTCTCAAATTCTTCGTTCCAAAGTTTTACATAATTTTGACTAATATATTCTTGTTTTCTTTGTGCAAAATCTTTACCAGAAGTTTCAATTGGTATAGTTTCTCTAAAATTAGCATTTAATGTATCTAAAACTTTATCTGGTAAAGTTCTTAGTTGATACATAGTATCTTGTTGAACTCTAGTTTTTAAATTTTCATTTTGAAATGTAAATTCTTGTTCTGTAATCCACTTCTGAGTATCCATGCTAATTTGTCTAAAAGCAGATTGAAAGAATGGGTCTTGTTGTTTATCTTTTAAATAAAATTGAGAAAGTTCAGCATAATCTTGTTGCCAATTATATTGTGGGTTATTTCTATTTTCATAATAACGCTTTTTCATTGTATTAGAAAATTCTTCGTTAGAATTTAAAGCGTATTGTTTATATGCACCAACTCTAGCCCAACCATTGTAGATAGCTGGAAAACCTTCTTGATGAGCTTTTCTAGCTTCATCTAAAGTCATACTATTTACAGTATTAGCTCCTAAAATTTCATCTTGTAAATCTTTTTGTTTAACATCTTTTTGAACTAATTCTTGTATTTTAGGATTAAATTGACCTAGTACGTCAGCTAATGCTTCAAACTCATTTTTACCAGTAGGTAAAGGTGGAGTTGTTACTGCTACTGTTTTTATATCTGGTGCGTCAGTTAAACTAACGTTAATTCCTAAATCTGTATTTATTCTTCTAGCCATATTTTAATTATTATGAAAGACCACTATACAAAGAGTCTAAGTTAATTCCGTCTGGTGTAAAACCTTTTGTTTGTCCTACTGGTGTTTTTGGTGCTGGGTTATAACTAGCAAGTGCTATGTTACCAGCTGCTTTAAGAGCGTAAGGTAAGAATGAAGGTCTTACAGCTCTAGGTAAAGCTAATACTTGATTACTATAATTTCTATTTTGAGCTTCTCTATTTTCGTCAATAGACCTAACATAATTTTCATAATTAGAGTCAATAGTAGTAAACGCAAAGCCTCTTTGTCTTTCTATATCACCTAATAGTGTATCAGTAATATTTCCAGTAATGTTTTTCTCCCCGATACCGACTTTAGCTTCAGAAAGTAATTTTTTAGTTTTAATATTAGTTACAAATTTCTGTTGAGAAATCTTTTCAGTTTCTCTTTCTTTTTTTCTAATTAAAGCGTTATCACTATAAATTGCTTCATTTCTAATTCTAGTTGCAGTTGCCGCTGCGTTAGCGTTAGTAGCTTTTGCTGCGTTGTTAGCGTTATTATAATCGTTAACAGCTGACGCTACTTGAAATACAGCATATGCTGCTGGGTTGCACATAATTTAAAAGTCCTCTCGTTTTTTCATAAAACCATAAAATTTAACGTTGTTAAAATATTTGTCGTTGATAATTTTAAATCCACAATATTTAATCCAATTAATGTGTAAAGTATTTCTACTATCTATGTAATTAAATAATACAGGAAATTTAGATTGCATCTCATCAACTCTATTAATGCAATTTTTAATAAAAGTTTTTTTTATTTTATATAATTCATTAGTACACAATAAATATGGATAACCTATATGATTATTATAAGGCGAATTACTTACACCATATATACCAGCTACTTTACCATCTACTAAAAAACTCTTTGCATAACTTGATTTTAAAATACTATTTTTTAATTCATTATATATTTTAGTAGTACCAGTCATGGTTTCTACTTCTAATCTATCTGCTTTTCTTAAATTAGCAGTTAAATCAATAATATCAAATGTATTAGTATCTCGTTCTTCAATGTTCATTATAAAGCTATACGTGAAGATAAAATTGTAAACAATCCTTCCCACTCAGCAGACAAGAAATTACAAGGTAAATAACTATCGCTTGTTATTTCCATTTCTATATCTAAATTACGACATTGAACAGGAACTTGAAAGTCCCCGCTTTCTAATACTGGTTGACCTAATATAAAATTACTAGAGCCAAGTATTTGTCCTGTAAATTTATGCACACTAGCTGTTCTAGCTCTTGGATATAAAGTTACTGTAAAATAACCAGTATCTCCATAAACTAGTTTTAATTTTTTAAGCTGTAATCTACCAGTATTTATAGTAGATGTCGAGCCACTACCTTTTTGTTCTCTAACATAAAAAGTAGAAAATCTATATTTAAAAGTATATTTATTACCAACATAACACGGGTTAGCTGAATAATTACCACTTACAACAACAGTTGTAGAAGTAGAAGATACTACATCTATTAATCTTCCTTTTAAAGATGAAGACCAGCCACCACCTAAAACTACATTTTTAACATTTGTATCTGGGTAAGGTAATGTGAAGGTAGTTTGATTAGTACCAGCGTTATATGAACCTGTTAATAATACTTTTCTATCTAATAAAACTGGGAAGTTTAAATTAGTATCTACTTCATTTGTTTTTAAATTTATCTTTTCTAAATAAGTACCGTCTGATCTTTTTACTACTAAATAAAAAAATGTTTCTACAGTATCTCCATCTAATAAAACAGTACCACTTGGGAATATATATTTAGACCAAGATTTTTGTAATGATCTATTATTAGCATCAAAATAAAATTTATATACACCTAAAGAATTTCTTTCATCACTACAAAAAGCAAATATAGTATTTTCAGTAGTAGAACCTTTTAATGAATTAATTCTACCAGTTAAATATCTAGGTACGTTTAAAGAAGTATCTGTAGCTTCTTTAGTTAATAAATCTTGTGATATAAAATATTCGCTAACACCAGCATAACTTCCTCTTTTAAATGCAAAGTAAACATTTTTACCTACTGGTATTGGTTTACAAATTGGGTCTATTTCATATTCAGTAGCTTGGTTAATAGATACTGTTTTAGAAGTTAACGTTTCTTCTGGTTTTAGTAAAAATTGTGTTTGATCTGCAAATAATAATAATTCTTCGTTTAAACTTACAGCATATTTTAAATTAGAAACTCTATTATGACTTACAGCAACGTCTACTGCATCATCATCTAAAGCAGTAGTAACTGTTTCTGGGTAAAAAGTAAAAAATTCACTTACTTTTGAAAATACAACGTTTTCATTTGATAAAAAACCTAATCTATTTCTGTAGAAAAAAACGTCTTGAATTTTACTATTAACAAAAGATGGGTCACTAGCTGTAACACTATCACCACAAGTTCTTCCGTTATATACTGGAGTTGTATAAGTTGTTGCACTTACTGTATAAGTAGAGCCGTCAGCTTTAGTAAATCTAAAATTACCGTCAGCTGTTCTAATTAATAAATGTGGTAATGTTGCTGTATTAAAATTATTATCTAAACCAGCTTTAACAGTTTCAACCCAAGCAGAACCGTCCCATTTAACATAATAATTATCAAATTCTGTTCCTTGGTCTCCTACTACTTCTACTTCAAAGTTAGTATATCCTTTATATGGTAAATCAGAAAAACTTTTTATTTTATCTTTTACTAAAATTAATCCATCACCGCCGAGACCATCTGATACTGAAGCAGTAAATGTTCCTGCGTTTTTAGAAAAATAAATTATAGAACCATCTCTAACTATTGTGTACCCAGTAGGAAAAGCTGCTACTAAATCATTGTATAATTCAGTTGCTATGTTATCTGTAGTAATACTTGAAGCGTGGTTAGCATTTGAATTATCTAAAGTTTGATAACTAGCTCTATTAACACCATCAATATCAATTTTGTAAGTAGTTAAATATTGACCGTTCTTAACATAAAAAATAGCTTCTGCTGGTCTAACTGTTGAAGCTGTACCTGATTTTGTAACTGTAATAGTTTTATTAACAATAAATGTGTAATCAGCTACAGTTACTAAATTTATATCTTCTAAAGGATTAGTAGTTGTTAAATAAGTTAATGAAGGTGCTACAACTGTTTTTTGAACACCATTTAAATCATAAACTTTTATAGAACCATTATTAATTAATACTGTGTATCTTTCTGTGCTATCTCTATTTATAAAATGTACTTTACTATTTTCAAAAGTATCTGAATTTAATTTTGCTACGTGTATAGTTGGTGGGCGTTTACCAAGACCATATACAACATCTGATAAACCATTTTCTTGAATTTCTGCTTGATTAGGTAATCTTATTGTATCTGGTTGTTGAGATACTCCATTTAACAAATTGGGAATACTTGTTGAAATTAATCTTGATGCCATTATTCATTAACAATTGAAGATTTATCTGGTTGGTAATTTCCTCTATCTAATACTCTATAGACATCATAATTACCTGTAAGAATATTATGACGACCTATATCGCCTTCTGTTTCTTTTAAATTCATATAGGCTTGTAATTCATCAACTTCGT